TCTTGTGATCTTTCTCCTGAAAATCTTCATTGTGATGGTGAAATTTCTAATGCTGCTGCAATGAGAAAAGCAAGTGGTCTTAGAGCAGAATGGAAACAGCTTGAGAAAAGCCTTGGAAGAAAAGTATCAGAAGAAGAAGCTTGGTAATAAAAATTGGTAATAGAAATAAGGAGATAATAAAATGGATAGACGGAAAATAGGACAGGCAAATCACATTTATTCTGATAACGATATAGCATCTATTGATATTCATGTTCTTACACCAAAAGAAGATGATAGGGAAACATCATTTGTTACTATAGGTGATGAAAACAGTTCAATAATAATAAACAGTCGTGAGCAATGGAAACAAGTCAATGCCTTTATGCTCAAAGCTTTTGATGATATAGAAGAATAAAAGAAGGGGTGAAAACCCCTTGGCGAAAAAAAATAAAAAAAAAATAAAAAAAAGACTTGACTTTAATACTCAAGCAAGATAGACTATATTTACATTAAACATTAATCTTAGTTAGGAGAAACAACATGAGTGATTTTGATTATTATATACAGTCTGATGAAGATGTTATGGTTTCTAATATTGATGATTATGAATTATATCTAATTGAAAAGGGTGAAGATATTGATCAATCTGAAGTAGATCAATCTGTAGATACTTTCTCTGAAGAAGATTTATTATTTTAAAAAAGGTGAATTTATGAAAATCATGGAAAGTGTAAAAAATATTCAGAAGTTATTAAAGAAGATTGATAAGTGTCAAGACTGCCAATATAATTGTGGTAACGGTTTTAAAGAAGATAAGTGTGAAAGTTGTATTTATGAGATTCATTATAAGATTTATGTTGATAATTATAGAAGGATAAATAATGGAAAATATGATTCATATTCATGATACCGATCTTTCTGATTTTTTTAAAGATGCAAATGGTTTCCGTCCAAGGGGTATCTATAAAGAGTGGTGGACAAAAGAGGAACTTGAAGCTGAATATAAGCATCTTGGTGATGTATGTGATTCTAATTCTAAAGCAGAAACTATTGCAGAATCTAAAGCTTTATTGGATTTCAATAAGCTTATTACTGAAACTATTGAACTTGGTGCTTCTGATAGGGAAACTGCTATTAAATGGTTAGTGGATGGAGAAAATTTGGAATGGCATACACAAGACCTTCAGTATTTCTTTTGGGGTCATGGTCTTTCGTATGAGCTTCAAAACGAATGGTCAATAAAACTTTGTTAAAGGTCATTAATATGGTTATTAATACAGATAAATATTTGATAAAGGTGGTAATCGACATCAGTTTTCATTTGTTTTAGATGCATATAACTATCTTCAAAAGCTGATGAAAGAACATCTTAAAAAAGAAAATAAGAAATTCTATAATAAGGATTTATTATTCTATAGAAATGGTAATATATACGATAAAAAGAAACAACGATGGAGAAAAATTAAAGGTACTATCACATCTTTTTAAAAAATAATTCCCTTCTTTTCAAATAAATTACTCTAAATTATATAAATACTATAAGACAGTATTTATTTTTAGGAGTAATTTATGGCTATAAGGTATGATGAAACATACGTCAAAAGACCAAATACCGAATTAGAATATACAGATGAAAATATAGAAGAACTTGTAAAATGCAGAGATGATATCATGCATTTCACAAAGAACTATGTTAAAATTGTCACATTGGATTATGGTGAAGTTTTATTTGATCCATATGATTATCAAATAGAAACATTAGATTTATTAGCTACCAATAGATTTTTCATTGGTTTATGGGCAAGACAATCAGGTAAGACCACTATTGTAGCGAACTATGCTCTATGGTACTCTATTTTTAATAGTGATAAAAATATCGGTATCGTATCGAACAAAGAGTCTTCAGCAAAAAGAATCTTAGATAATATTAAAAAAATGTATGAAGGTTTACCTGCATGGTTAAAACCGGGGGTAACTGAATACGCTAAGACTTCAATAACATTCGATAATGGTACTAAGATCATTATTTCAGCTACTACTCAAGATGCATTTAGAGGGTGGCCTATGAACATCGTTATTTGCGATGAGTTTGCATTCGTACCTTCAAATAATGCAGAAGAATTTTGGGCAAGTAACTATCCTACCATTTCATCTTCACAAAAATCAAGAATCATAATTATTTCAACACCTAATGGTATGTTCAATATTTTCCATCGTTTATGGGAAGGAGCAACTTTGGGTGCTGCTGCAAGAGCAGGAAGTGAAGTTGGTAACTCTTTTGTTCCTCAAAAAGTTATTTGGGATAGAGTTCCGGGTAGAGACAAAGCATGGGCTAAAGAGCAGCTTAAAAATCTTGGAATTCAGGGATTTAATCAAGAGTTTGCATGTAAATTCCTTGGTTCAAGTAATACCGTTATAAATTCAGAAACCCTAAGAACATTACTAAACAAAGATATCGAACCTACCTTTTTTGATCTAAAAGATAGACTAAGAGTGTATGAAAAGCCTTTAGATGGATGTAAATATGTTTTAGGTGCTGATCCATCAAAAGGTACAGGGGAGCATTATGCAACCATCCAAATCCTTAAAATCAAGGGTACTACACCTGTAGACATAGAACAAGTTGCAGTCTTTGAAGATAATTTAACAGATGTTTATGAATATGCACAAATCATCCATAGATTATCAATCTATTATAATAATGGTTATATCATGTGTGAGAATAACGGTGAAGGTTCTGCTGTAATTGCACAATTATGGTGGCATTGGGAAAATGAAAACTTGGTTAATTCAGGTTCCAAAGAAGCAAGTCTTGGTATTAGATCGAATAGAAATACAAAACCTAAAGCAGTCCTGTTAATGAAAAAACTAATTGAAGATGGATCAATAGAAATGAAAGATAGGGAAACTATTGAACAATTAGGATCATATATTGAAGAAAAAGGTAAGTTTTTTGGTAAGGATAAAGATGATGATTTAATAGCTGCTTTATATTGGGGTTGTTATTTATTTGAAATGAATATATTAGATGATGATTGGCAATTCAAGGGTAAATCAGAGGAAAATGATGCATGGGGTATCTTATCTGATATAGAAGATGATGTTAATGATTGGAGTTGGCTAACTAACTCCAATTTATTTGACAATTAAAATATAAATACTTATAGAAACGAAAAATGGAGAGAAATAAAATGCCAAATAGTTTAATTGAAAAATATTTAGAAGAAATAGAATATAAAGGAAAAAATGGATTAATAGTTAAAAACTATGATGGGGCATATCATGTCCTTGATAAAAAAGGTAAAAAGCTAAAGGATAGTACATTTTGGACTTTAGCTTCAGCTAAAATAAGAGCAGATAAAGGAAAATAATAATGTTAGATATTAGACAAACCAAAGGCGATTTAGCAGAGCTAATCAAAAGAAGATTAGGTGAACCTGTTGTTAAGGTTGAACTTACTACTCAACAGATTTATGATGCCATTGATTATGCTAAACAGAAATGGGTTAAGTGGGGGGCAGGTAATTCTATTGTTGAAACTTATTTCACAACCTTATTAATAGCAGGTCAAAATTTCTATGATCTTCCTATTGGTGTTGTGGATGTAATTGACTATGAAGATAAGGGATATGGTTATGGTATCAATACTTTATTTACAATGGAGAATTTCTTGTTTTCAAGGGGTGTTTATGATGGTGTACTTTGGGGAACAAGAGGATATGGAAATTCTATATTAAGCTATCACCTAGCTTTAGATTCTCTTAAAACATTAGCGAGATATACACCTTCCAAATATAACTATAAATATCACAAATATCAAAATCAAATTGAAGTACAACCTGCTCCACCTTCAGGAAGTCCATTATGGGTAACTGATGAGAATGGACAAGATGTAGAAGTAGATTCACCGGGTTATATTCTTGTTAGATCATATATGATTGAGGGTAGTCAATATGGTGGAATGGAAACTGATCCACAACAAGCAACATGGAAAAGGGGTGATTCTGATGAAAATTTTTATACATCAGATTGGATATTTGATTATTCAATGGCAGAGTGTAAAATGATGTTAGGTAGAATAAGAAGTAAGTTTGCTCAATTTAATTCTATTGGTAATATTGGTATTGGATTGGATGGAGATACATTGCTTCAAGAAGGTATAACAGAGAAGGAACGATTAGATGAAACCCTTAGACTTGAAGAATCTCATGAAGGATATGGAATAGTTTATGGATAAGAAAAAAAGGTAAAAAAAGAGATGAATAAATTTAAAGACTACATGACAGAAAATACTAAAGGAAGAATTCTTAATGAGCTTTTCATAAAATTTGGTGAAATAACTTCTTTACCTTCAGGTAAATTAAGAGATGTTCAAATAGCACGATTAGCTATGATAGCTGAAATGGATGCTGCAAATTTATATGAAAGTATGATTACACAAGCTAATGATTCAGATTTAAAGGATGTCCTTCAAGAAATAGCTAATGAAGAAAAGGTTCATACAGGAGAATTTGAATACTTACTTGAGAAACTTGATCCTGAATGGGATGAACTTGAAGATGAAGGTGAAGAAGAAGCTGAAAAGAATATAGAAGGAGAAAAAAAATAAATGGTTGATTTAAGAAAATACCTTTTAAAAGAATACATAACTGTAGATGCAGTTTTGGATATGTTAGAGGATCATAATTATAGCACTGAATTTTCTATATTAACTGCATTAAAAAAACGGCAAACAAAACAAGTCGAATTACTTATTATGATATCAAAACAGCAGGATAAAGTAGGTAGCTTAGATTTTGATCTAGGTGCATTGAGATATTATTTAGGTAATCCTGAATCTTTTAAAAGAGCTTATGGAACAGACAGTTACAAAGGTATGAAAATATCAGCTTCAACAATGAAGATAGTAAAGAAAATGGATAAAAAACAACAACAAGAGTTTGTAGGTGTGTTTAAAAAAGAATAGGGAGAAATAATATGTCAAAAGAAGACGTGAAAAAAATTAGAAGTGCATATGAAACAATGTTAGAAGATGGTTCAGCAAACAAGAAAGTAGATATGTCAATGGTAGTTGAACCTAATGTAGAAACAATAGAAAGTGGATTGGGTGATAGAATTGAAACTGCTCAATCATCAATGACTAAAAAGGATGATGTTATTGAAGAAGAACACCATAATGATTATACGGAAAGTGATAACTATCTTGATCAAAGAATGAATTCTTTAAAAAGTAAACTAACTGAAAAGAAAGGTTCTCCAAGGATTAAGATAGGTGCATTGACAAGAGCTAATCAGGAGATTGTTTCATTAAAGAAAAGAGTTGAAAAATTAGAAGAAGCATTAATACTTGTCATGGAAACACATGAACAGCTTATAGGATAGGAGAAAGTTATGCCAACAATGAACGAATTTTTAGATAAAGCGTTAAATGAAGCACCATTAAAAGGTGAAACAAAGGAAGCATTTCAAGTTGTTTCAGTATTGATAGGTTGGGCTAAAGATATACAAAACATGATAGGATATGGGAATTATGATGGTGCATTACAGACTTTAAAAAATTATAAAACTAAAGTAATACCTGATTTAGAAAAAAAATTAAAAAAGCTGCAAAAAGGTTAAGGAGAAAGTTATGCCAACAATGAACGAATTTTTAGATAAAGCGTTAAAAGATATACCAAAAGAAAAATTGGATGAATCCAATACAATACTTTGGGATATAATTGATCAAAAAGATGTAGGAAAGGTAATGAAGAATATGGATGGTCAATCCAAAAAACTTATGAGAGAAATTACTAATGTGTTAGCAAAAAAATTAGAACTTTCTCCTACAGATGGAGCAGCATTTAATAGATTAAAAAATCTTATGTTAGGTAAACATAAAGATGAAGGAATGTTGAGAAACCTTGTATTCAAAATTGCAAATGAATTAAAAATAAAGCTACCATCAAGTAGCTTCTAAAGGATAAAAATTATGACAACAATGAATGAATTTTTAGATAAAGCGTTAACAGGCGTAGAATTAAATGAAAAAAGAAAAGAACTAAAAACCCATAATATTACTGTAAAACTTGTAGATTTTAGTGATGAGAAAGATGAACCTGCATATGATGTAGAGACTAATATTGATGGGAAAGCTGTAATGGGTGGAGGTAGTAAACAAGTTTTTTCTACACAAAAAGATGGAAAAAATGGAGCAAGAAAAAAAGCTGAAAAAAGAATTCAAGAAATATTATCCAAAATTAAAAAACTTGGAGAAGAATAAGGTAATAAAATGGGAATAAAAACATCAAAACCTCAATGGCAATTACAGCACTTACAAGGGAATGTTGAACATGACTTGTTTGAAAGTGTTATATCAGAATTTACTGATATTTCAGGTATCGTATGTGATTATTATATAAGGGATGAAACAAGGGAAAAAGATTATCTATATGGTGAAAATCCTGCTACAAGATATTTTGGGCCTTATGAAACTAAACTTATATATGAACCTATTGAAGAACCAAGTTTGACTACAGGGTTTGGTATTAATTCTGAAGAAGTTATATCATGGGCAAGTGTTCCTAAATTTACTTTTACAAGAGATGTATCAGCAGGATATCACCCAAAACCCGGTGATGCAATAGTAACCTTATGGAATGATAGGGCATATGAGTTAGCAGATGTAAATGAAGAAGAAAAGATATTCCAATTGAAGAAGATGATTTGGGGTTTCGTTCTTAGACCTTATAGATTTTCAGATGAGTCACAATCTGCTAAAGATATTTCGAGATTTACAAGAGAACCAACTAATCCGAATCGTATTAAAGATACAACAAGTGAACCTCTTTCTGCATTTGGAGATAATGAAGATTTGGAAGATGAAAGTGATGATATTTATAACTATGAAGAAAATGATTATGATACAAAAATATATGGATATTAGGGAAAATTATGAGATTTAATACATATTTATCAGAGGATAAAAAAACAAAACAACATGAAAAATGGTTAAAGGAGTTCCAAAAGAAAGGAACAGACCTTAAAAAATTATATGCAAAATATCTTAAATTGAGTTTAATGACTAAAAATACTGAATATAATGCTTGGGTTGAATATATGAATGATGAAATAAAAGCGAGGAAATAATGAGATTTAGTATATATTTAACAGAAGGGGTATATGATCCTTCAATATTCAAAGCTATATTTCTTGCAGGAGGGCCGGGTTCAGGTAAATCATTTGTTGCTCGTAAAACAACTTCAGGTATGGGGTTGAAGTTGGTCAACTCTGATACCATATTTGAAAAAATGGCTAAAGATAATAAAATTGATCTAACCAATATGAATATTGGTGGGGCTAAAGAACTAAAAAGAAATACTATTAGAAATAGAGCAAAAGATATAACTTTAAAACAAATGAACCATTATGTAAATAGCAGACTTGGAATGGTAATTGATGGAACAGGAAGAAGATATGAAAAAATATTAAAACAAAAAAACATGATGGAGAGTTTTGGATATGATACTTATATGATTTTTGTTAATTCATCATTGGAAGTTGCTCATCAAAGAAATAAAAAAAGGGATAGAACTGTACCTGATGATATCGTAACAGATTCATGGCAAGCAGTACAGAATAATATGGGGAAATTTCAGAGTCTATTTGGTTCAGATAAATTTAAGATAGTTGATAACAGCAAATATATAGATGATAAACATATATTTTCTGAAGTATGGAAAGAGGTAATGAAATTTACAAAAAAACCACCACAAAATAAAATAGCTAAAGAATGGATCAATGCAGCACTTGATAAGAAAAAAGGAGATTTATAAATGAATTTAATAGAAAAATATTTAGTAGTACAGAATTTAACAGAAATACTTGGTAGAGGTCATGGGCAAGTATTATCTAAGGTCAAAGGTAAAGATATAAAGAAACTTGAGAAGCTTCTTAAATCAAAAAAAATCAACTATACTAAAGATACTAAAGGTACTATAGTAGTTGGAGATGATGATATGGATGATGTAGAAGAAATAATGATGGTAAAACTAGGAATATATTAAATTGAGATTTAAAAGTTATTTATTTGAGTCTATAGGTAAAAAAATTTACCTTGATATGGATGGGGTCTTAACAGATTTCCAAGCTTCATTTAAAAATATAGATGGTAGAACTACTGAACAAGTTGAAAAGGAAGGAGATAAATCCTTTTGGGATCATGTTGATAAAGGTGGGTTAGAATTTTGGTCTAAAATGCCTTGGACAAAGACAGGTAAACAACTTTGGAATTATGTCAAAAACAAGAATGTTGCTATCCTATCTTCTCCTGCAAGAAGTTTACCTAATTCTATTAAAGGAAAATATATATGGATAGGTAGAGAGTTAGGAAGTATAGATGTTAATCTGAAAAGGGCAAGAGAAAAACAAGAACTTGCAAGTTCTGAATCTATCTTAATTGATGATTTACCAAAAAACATTAAACAATGGAAAGCTTCAGGTGGTCATGGTATTTTATTTAAGAATGCAGGACAAGCCATAAAAGAACTAAAGAAATTGGGAATATAAATTATGAGATTTAATACATATTTAACTGAAGTAAAATCTTCTGATAAAGAATTAAAAGATATAAAGTTTAAAATAAAATTATATAAAAATTGTATTAAGAATTGTGAGGTAAATGATAAGGAAGATGAGAGAGATTTGGCTTTTTTTAAAAGAGGATTATTAAGATATGAAAAGAAACTCAAAGGGGTAAAATAATGAGATTTATAAATTATTTAACTGAAGAAGATATACCACAACAAGATATAAAATCATTTGAATCTAAATGGAAATCTAAACTTATGAGTCTTGGATTGACTCATTTTGAATTTTCAAATCATATAGGTAAATTAAGATTGAATCATACTAGAAACAAACCACCTATTAGAATTGAGGAATTAGATTTTGTAATGAATGGATTTATAAGAAAGATGGGTAGTCAGTTCAAAAAAGATATTGATAATGTAAAAAATAATATATCTAAGAAAAGAGGAAAAAGGAAAGAAGCTATTCCACATAATAACCTTGAGTTTGTAGTCAAGAGTAAAAAGACAGGGATTAATTTTGTTTTTGTTCTTAAACAAGATAGAAATACTAAGGGTACTGCAATGATATTACCAATGACAGTGATAAGAAAGAAAGGATTTGTAACAAATCAAGGCGAAGAAGTGGTAGTAGAAAGAAAGGAGATGAAATATGAGATTTAATACATATATAACGGAAGGATGGGCATCAAAGAAGCATTATAGAGTTCTAAAGGCGAAAATTACAGGAATATCTGATGGTGAACCTTTATC